CGACAACGGGATCCCGGTTGCCATCGGGTACACCGAAGAAGAGGCCCGCATCGCCGCCTGCGCGCCCGAGGCGTTGAGGATCCTCAACCGGTGGGAGGCGTACGCCGTCGATGGCGTATGTCCCGAGTGCGAGGAGGTCAAGCACGACGACGACTGCGCGCTGATGGCGGTCTTGCGAAAAGCGGGGGTGCGGGAGTGAGCAAAGTCGCCCCCCTGCCCTCTCTTGACCCGGACATCCCCCCCGCCGATGAGCATAAGCCAGCGGAAGGTAAGGAGAAGACTGCCCCAAGGCGGCTACGTAACGACGCAAAAGGCAACAAAAGGGGCCTAATTAGCCTCATAACCAGGCTGGTTCGTGAGCGCGACGACCTCAAGGTGGGGACAGACCCAGCCATCTTGGCCAACCTGGGAAACACGGAGCGAGGGGCGCGCCTCGCCTTGGCGGAGATGCTCGAGAAAGAACGCCTGGCTTCTGCCGAGGGCGGCGACGAAAGCAACGACGAAGAGACGGAAACCAAGGCGCTGGAGTTTCTCCGGCGGAGAGGATGGACATGCGAGCGATAGTTCTCCTGTCACTGATGGCCTGCGGCGGAGCCTCCGAGCCGACGACGCACGACGTGACGCTCACGGTGGCGCCGCCGAGCACGGTAGTGCTCCCGGTCACCGTCGTTCCCGACTCGGGCGGGTGCATGCAGTGCATCGGCGACACGCTGTGGGACATCTGCCCCGCGACGCCGGAGCGTCAGCCGGACGCCGACTCGTGCAACCTTTGCGGTGGCCACTGCGATGGCGGCTGAGTGAGCGCATCCCTCTCCCGCGCGCTCGACCGGGCACTCAGCACCTCGTGGTGTCCGCACCGTCCGCACCCGAAGCAAGCGGAGTTCCTCGCGCTCGACTGCCGCGAGGCGCTCTACGGCGGGGCCGCGGGCGGCGGTAAGAGCGACGCGCTGCTCATGGCTGCGCTGCAGCACGTCGACACGCCCGGCTACAACGCGGCGATCTTCCGAAAGACCTTCAGCGACCTCGCGCTGCCCGGTGCCATCATGGACCGCGCGCACTCGTGGCTCTCGTCGACGAAGGCGCACTGGGACGGCATCCGCAAGCAGTGGCGGTTCCCGAGCGGCGCCAGAATCAGCTTCGGCTACCTGCAGACCGCCAACGACCGCTACCGCTACCAGGGCGCGGAGTTTCAGTTCATCGCGTTCGACGAGCTGACGCAGTTCGAGTCGCGGGACTACCTGTACCTCTTCAGCCGCCTCCGAGCGCCCAACGGCATGGCGGTGCCGCTCCGGATGCGCGCGGCGTCCAACCCTGGCGGCGTCGGCCACGACTGGGTGCACGAGCGCTTCGTCGAGAAAGCCGACTCTAGCCGGCGCTTCGTCCCCGCGTTGATGCAGGACAACCCGAGCCTCGACGCCGCGCAGTACCGGGCCAGCCTCAGCGAGCTCGACAGCGTGACCCGGCGCCAGCTCGAAGACGGCATCTGGGAGCAGGACCCGTCCGGGCTCGTGTACCGAGTCACTCCGGCGAACATCTTGCGCGGTCCCTTCGTGCGCCACGGCTCGTGGACCTTCCTCGCCGGCCACGACTACGGCGTCGTCGACCAGAACGCGCTCACGGTCGCCGGCTGGGAGCAGCACTCCGACGTGGTGCACCTGTTCCGGAGCTTCTACGTCCGAGGCCTGAGCGACGACATGGCGCGCGAGCACAAGGCATGCGACGCCGAGTACAAGTTCGAGCGCACGGTCGGCGACGTCGGTGGACTCGGTAAGGCGTTCGCTGGCGAACTCATCAGCCGGCACAACCTGCCCATCCAGCAGGCGAGCAAGAGCGACAAGCTCGGCTATATCAAGCTCTTCAACGGCGCGCTCGAACGGCGGAAGATCGTCATCCACGCCGACGGCTGCGCGGACCTGCTCGCCGAGTATCCGCGGCTCGTGCGGATGGCCAACGGCAACGAGGCGCAGGGTGTGCCAAACCACTGTGCCGACTCGGCGCTGTACGTCTGGCGCGAGTGCCGTGCCTACATGACCACACCGAAGAAGGCGCGGGAGACGCCGGACGAGCGCGTGCAGAGGGAAGCCGAGGAAGCGCGGAAGTTGATGGCGGAGGAGGTGAGCGAATGGGTGGATTGAAGTGTGGTTGTGTCGACCTTCAACTGCGCGAGGCGCAATCTCTCATGCGAGAGAGCCTGAAATATCGGTTCGCATGCCCGTTTTGCCTGAAGGATGACGACTCGGCCCATGAGGATACATGCCGGTTCCTTTTGGCGAGCGGCGCGTCCGCTGGTCTAACCTGGCGAGTTGTGTGCGCTGACGCGTTCGATTGTCCCACAGAATGGGAATCAAGTGAGGGGCATGCGCTCGTACTCGTAGGCGCAGGAGCATTCAAGGGCTACGGGCCGCCTGGCGTCATCGATGGTCGCGCCCATGGCGGATTGCGATACCTAGATGGCGACCTGTTCGATTCGCTCGCTGAAGCAAAGGCGGCGCTTGTCGAAGCGGTGGATGCGGACATTGAGGCTCAACATGCGGCTTTGGGAGCGAATACCAAACTGAACATCTGACACTGGACACCGCTGGCACAACGTGGCACATCTGTGCCAGTGAGAGCCTGGCGCAGTAAGCTCTACATCCCGGAATCGACGCTCCGCAAAGTCGACGAGACGATGCGCGACGTCCGCGGCGTGGACACCGGCTCGACGCTGCACCCCGCGTGCGACGCGTGCTCGCGCCGGCTCGGTACACGCTTCGCTGTCGAGGAGTACTCCCTCGCCGACCGCGGCATCACGCCTGGCGGCGAGCACTACACGGACATCCGCGCGCGCTGCCACGGCGAAGAGCAGGTGGTCCGCATCGAGGGCATGCAGTGGGACATGGAGGGCGACGCGGCGAACGTCGACCCGATCCGCGTGGCAGCGATCGCCAGCATCCCGTTCTTCGTCCCCGGCGAGCTCGAGCTTCGCATCCCCGCGAGCGTGTTCCGCAGCTTCATGCACCGCGTTCAGACGCGCCGCGCGTTCTCGACTGGGATGGCGCTGCAGTGAGGATCGCCTACCGCGCCTCCACGCCGAGCGACGAGGGCTACATCGTCACGCGCCTCGCGCGCGCCTCGGGCGTGTCTCGCGCGCTCGCGTCGGCCGTCGTCGCAGCAGCGCATGGCGTGGTCGCGCATGACGTCGACTCGGGCGCGCTCGTGGGCTTCCACCTGCGCCGCAACGGCTCACGAATCTACACCTACGTCGCCGACGAGCTGCGCTTGCAGGGCATCGGCACACGACTCCGGAGGCACGGCGATGATTCTCAAGGCGATCGAAGTGGTGAAGCAGGTGCAACTCAAGGGGCCATCGGGTGGCTACGTGGGCAACATCATCAACCACCAGGGATCTAGCGGGCACGAGCTGCGCCGCGTCGAGAACGGCAACGTCATCGTCACGCACCCTGGCACGAAGTGGCTGAAGGAGATCCAAGCGTCGGCGATCGTCGCGTACGACTGGTACGACGATGCCGAAGTGAAGCCGCAGGCGAAGGCCAAGTAGCATGGCCGCTCGGAAGCCTTGGTGGACCGCCGACAAGGGCACTGTGCACACGCGCATTGCCGGCGTCGTCGAGCGTCTGACCAACGCTTCTGCGCCGCGCTGGCAGGCGTGGATCCGCTACGAGGAGATCTACCAGGATCGCTACTGGCAGACCGCGGCGACGTCGACGACGCAGAAGCAAAAGCGGCTCACCATCAACCGGGCGCGCGTGCTCATCGAGACGTACACGTCGAAGCTCCTCCGCGCTCGCGTGCTGCCGATGGTCGTCGTCAAGGACGGCGATACGGACCTCACCTTCCGCGCGCGCGATACCAACCTGTTCCTCGAGGGCGCGTTCGACGACCTCGGCGTGTACGACCAGGACCCGCTTTGGTGCACCGACCTCGCGAACAAGGGCACGTACTTCGCGCACGTGTACCCGAACGACGGAGAGCCCGTCGTCGAGCGCGTCGACCCGTTCGAGATCCTCCTCGACGACACCGATTGGCAGTACGCCGACGGCCGGGCGATCTTCCGGCAGCGCGTGTTCGACCGCGATGTGCTCATCGAGATGTTCCCCGACGCCGAGGAGAAGATCCTCAGCGCCGAGGGAGTGCCCAGCGACTCGCCGCTCGTGCGCGGCCGAGGGACGAACGACCTCGACCAGGTGCTCGTGACGTTCGCATGGCACCGCCGCAGCGGGCCGGACGCGAAGGACGGACGCTACAGCGTCGTGCTTCCCAACTGCACGCTCGAGGACACCGAGGAATGGGACGGCGACGAGCTCCCCTTCGCGTGGGGCTGGCGCATCCGTCCAGAGCGCGGCGTCTGGGGTCACCCGCTGATGGCGGATCTGGCGACTCCGCAAGAGACGCTCGACCGCTGGACGCGCCGCATCGACGAGAGCATGCGCCTGATGGCGGTTCCCCGCGTGCTCGTGCGCAAGGGCGCGAAGATCTCCATCCAGAAGCTCGACAACGAAGTGGGCTCGGTCCTCCAAGTCGAGAATCCCCAAGCCGACGTCGTGGCGTTCAACATGGACGGCATCTCGTCGCAGGCGTTCCAGTACCTGCAAAGCATCGAATCGGAGATGCAGACGCTCGCGCGCACGTCGCTGCTCAGCACTCAGGGCCAAGTGCCTGCCGGCATCAAGTCGGGAGTGGCCATGCGCATCATGGAGGAGACCGACGCCGAGGGCCTGCGCGAGCCGATGCGGTATCGCGACCGCTTTTTCGTCCGGATCGCCAAGCTGCTCACGAAGGTCTTCGACCAGCTCGACGGATTCACGACGATGGCGCGAGCGAAAGGCCAAAAGGGCCGAATGCTCAACTACCACGACGTGAAGCTGGCCGAGGACACGTACCGATGGGCGGTCACGCCGACGAGCTTCAAGGCTCGCAGCGCTGGCGATCGCGTCGAGCAGGCTCAGGAGCTCGTTGCGCAAGGCCTGCTCCCCCCGGATCGCGTCGCGAACTTCGTCGACATTCCCGACCTGGAGAGCGAAACGAACCTCATCACGGCTCAGTACGACGCGATCCGCATGCGCATCGACCGCATCTTGCAGGACGGCGACGCGGAGGCCGCGATCCCCTCCGCCATGCTCAACCTCTCCATGCTTCGGAAGATGGTCGGCGACGCGTATGCGCGCGCGGAAGCGGACGGCGCAGATCCCGACCGGCTCGAGCTGCTCACCCAGCTCGCCACCGAGGCCGATCGCCTGCAGAACCCGGCTCCGCCGCCTGGCGCGATGCCTCCGGCCGGCCCTGCGCCGATGCCCGGACCCGCGTCGCCCGACATGGGCGGCGGAATGCCTCCACCTGGAATGCCACCGATGCCCGGTGGTCCGATGATGCCACCCATGCCCGGCGCAGCACCGTCCGGGGGAATGCCGAGCTGAGCAATGAGCGACGAAACCAGCACCCCGCTTGCACCCGAAACCCGTGACGCGGCCATCGCAGCGCTGAAAGAGGCGCGCGGAGAGCCTGCCGAGCTGGAAGCGACGCCCGCACAGGTTGGCGAGACGCCGGCAGAGCCCGCGGAGGCCGAAAAGCCGGCTCCCGAGGCCGAGCACGAGGTGAAAGCTCCGCCCGAGGCCGAGCTGAAGATGAAGATCCGGGCTCGGCTCGCCTCCATCGAGGCGAAAGAGCGCGAATTTGCCGAGCGGATCGCGCAAAAGGAGCGCGAGATCGCCGAACGTCAGTCCTACGTCGAAAAGCAGCAGTCTAGCTTCCAAGACTCCATCCGCGCGCTTCAGGAGATGGCCCGAAACGAGCCTTCCAAGTTCCTGGAGCAGACCGGAATCGACCTCAACGGGCTCGTCAAGGCGAAGATCCACGAGGGCAAGCCCGAGGCCGTCGCCGAGCGCGCGCTGCGCGAGATGATGGAGTTTCGCAAGCAGCTCGAGGCCGAGCGCGCCGCCGAAAAGGCCGCGGCGCAGGAGCGCGAACAGGCTGCCGCGCGCCACGCGCAAGAGCAGGGCTTCCTCGACCTCGCCAAGCCCGACTCGACGCCGTACCTCGCGCGGCTCGCGAAGAAAAACCCGTCCCTCGCACTGCAGAACGCCTACCTCGTCAGCGGCATCATGCAGCGCGAGTCGGGCGGCAAGCTCCCCGACCTCGCCGAGCTGGCGAAGCGCGTCGACGCCGAGCTCCGAGCGATTGCCGAGGAAGAAGCGCCCACCGAAGCGGCCAGCCCTGCCGCCAAATCGGGAATCACACCGAAGAAGGCAGCCGCCGCCGTCGTCGTCAAATCGCCAGACGAGATGACGCCTGCGGAGAAGCGAGCCGAGGCCATGCGCATCCTTCGCGAGATGAGAAAGAACGGCGCTAGCGCGTAATCCGTAGTCGTGTATTCTGCAGCAAAGGCGCCAGCTCTGCGCCGATGAAACCGCCCAGCACTGCGCGGTGAGTCAATCGACCCACCCCAAACAGTTCTGGAGACCGTTTCATCATGAGCATTTCCGCACAACTCTCGAAGATCGCCACGGTGGTCTTCCCCTCGGGCGTCCCGCACGCCTTCTACAAGCAGAACCCCGGATGGATGGACTCGGTCAAGAAGACCGACGCCGCCAAAGGGGCCTCGTATCAGTTCTCGGTCGGCTACTCGCAGGGTCCCTCGGGCTCGGCCACGTACTCGAACGCGACGACGATCGCGAGCGACATGAAGTACGAGCGCTTCACCGTCACGAGCGTGACGGACTACGCGATGGCGCGCATGAACGGCGAGGATTTCGAGAAGCTCTCGGGATCCGACGGCGCCGTGGTCGACGCCTGGAAGGACCGCATCGACGGTGCGTACCAGGAAGCGATCCGCTCGCTCAGCATCCAGTACTTCGGTACGGGTACGGGCTCGCGCGGCATCGCGTCGGTCATCTCGACCAACACGCTGACGCTCGGCACTGCCAGCGGCGCGGCGAACAACGAGCCCTCGCGCGTCGTCAACTTCTACGTCGGCATGTCGGTCACCGCTTCGGCGACGGACGGCGCGACCCCGCGTGACTCCGGCGCGGCCGAAGTCGTCGCTGGCGTCAACCGCTCGGCCGGCACGCTGACTTCGACGAACGCGAACTGGACCACGACGATCACGCAGATCGTCGCGGGCGACTACCTGTACCGCCTCGGCGACTACAACGCGGTCGGCACCGGCATGGGCGCGTGGCTCGTCGGCGGCTCGTCCCCCGCGGCGCTCTTCTCTGCGACCCGCACCACGGATCCGGTGGCTCTCGCCGGGCAGACCTACTCGGGCTCGGGCGTCGACATGGTCGAGGCCGTGCTCCAGCTCTGCCAGCTCGTGAGCATCCAGGACCAGAGCGACAAGACGCTCTACGTCAACCCGCGAGACAAGGTCAGCCTCGTCAAGCTCCTCGAGTCGCGCGCGCGCTACGTGCGTCCGACCCAGAAGGGCAACGCGGAAGTCGGCTTCGATACCATCGAGTTCGAGACGGACTCGGGACCGGTCAAGCTCAAGGGCGACATCAACGTGCCCGTCCAGCAGGCGTTCCTCCTTCCGGTGGAGCACTGCGAGACCATCTCGGTCGGCAAGACCCCCAAGCCGCTCGAGAAGGACGGCCAGCTCGTTCGCGCGCGCGACGGCTACGACGCGTACGAGATGCGCATCGGCAGCTACTACAACTTCGCGTGCCGCTTCCCGGGCGCGGGTGGCCGCATCACGAGCTTCGGAGCCTGACATGAAGCTCTTCAAGCCCGAACTCGGCTCGAACGTCGCGGCAAAGCGCGAGTACTTCGGCCGATGGCAGACGAACGGCGCAGGCGTGCCCGTGAAGATCTACGGGCGCGGCATGACGCTCGCGCGCACCGCGCAAGGCGTCTACACCTGCACTCTGGACGAGCCGCCTGGCGGCGTCCTGGTCGACCACAACGTGTCCTGGCGCCGAGCGGCCATCGCCGACTCGACCGTCAGCGTCACCACGTGGACGACCGCAGGGGTGCTCACCATCAAGCACGTGGCCTACACGGCTCCCACCGTCGCGGTGGAATGGCCGGCGACGGCGACGGACGTGGAGCTCTCGGTGATGCTCGTCATCGCTTCCCCGGTGTCGTGATGAAGGGCGTCATGCTCGCCATCGGCGCGCCGAAGGGCGACGACAAGGAAGAGGCCTCGGAGGGCGACGAGTCCACCGCGGCCGCGCAGGATCTCATCGACGCCATCAAGAGCGGAGACGCGGAGGCAGTCGCCCTCGCGTTCCGCGCAATGATGGAGTGCTGCTGAGATGGCGCGCTCTCGCACGTTGACGAATCTGATCGCCGACGTGCGGGAGCGTTGCGACATGGTGGGCTCCACGTTCATCACGGACGCAACGCTGACCGAGTACATCAACCAGAGTGCGGCTCGCTGCCAGAACAAGTTCTCGGCAGCGGCCGGTCACTCGTACCAGTCCAGCACGACGACGTGGACGACGACGAGCAGCCTGACCTACGCGCTTCCGTCCGACTTCTTCGAAACGCAGCTGGTCATGATCTCCAACGGCGGCTCGAACCAGGCCATGCGCCCGTTCGAGATGCACGAGTACCCGCGCTGGTCCGAGCGCGCATCGGTTGCAGGATACACGGTCACGATGATCTACACGCCGGTCCTCGCGCGCCTGGTGAGCGGATCCGACACCTTCGACGGCGTCAACGGCTGGGAGGAGTGGGTCATCCTCGACGCCTGCATCAAGGCGCTCAACAAGGAAGAGTCTGACGTCAGCGTGCTCATGGCCCAGCGCCAGGACATCGAAGCGGAGATCACCACCATGGCCGGCAATCGCGAGAACGCTTGGCCGTCCCGCATCGTGGACGTGGAGCGCCAGAGCGACCGCGATGCGTTCCAACCCATCCCGCGCTTTCGGATCATGGGCTCGAACATCTGCATTCTGTGGGGTCCGGTCACTGGCTGGGAGTTCCCCTGATGGCCGGCGCAACCCGTGGACCCGTGACGGTCGTCAGCGTCGCCAACGGTGGACGCGTAGCGACCCCGACGAAGCCGACGCCCGGCCTCGCGCGGCCGAAGGTCTCCCCGGAGATCACCGGCAGCCCCGAACAGCTCGCGCGCTACCTCGCCGAAGTGGAAGCGCGCATCGAGGAGCTTGCGCGCATCACCGCGTCGAACGTCTTCGGCTCCGGCGTCCTGATTCGCAACATCTCCATGGTCGGAGGCACCTCGAACCTCATCGAGCATCGCCTCCGCCGCGCGTACACGGGATTTGTTGTCACGCGCTACCAGGGCGCGGCCGGCGACTACCCAGCAATTCCCATCGAGCTCACCCTCCCCACCGGCCGCTCGTCGTCGCAGTGGATCTACCTCCAAACCGAGCGCGACTGCACGCTCGACGTGCTGGTGTTTTGATGGCGCTCGAGGCCCAAAACGTAGACGTCCCGTTCGCGACGGGACTTCAGCAGAAGACCGATCCGCGCCTGCAGCCGATGGGCTCGGCGACGACGATGGTCAACGCCGTCATCGACAAGCTCGGCACCATCCGCAAGCGGCCCGGCTCGACGATCCTCACCGGCAACGCGGTCAGCGCCGCGGGCAACGGACTCGCGACGTGGACCGGCAAGCAGCGGCTCTTTCGCGGCCCCACGGGAGGCCTTGCGATGATCTCCGCGCACCGCCTCTGGGCCTACGACCCGCAGAAGCCGACGTGGATCGATATCGACGACGTGCGCCCCGTCATCGCGCGGCGCTACTCGCTGGCGACTCCGAGCGACGCGGTGACGAGCTACGACGTCGCGACCGATGGGACGTACGCGTTCGTCGTGTACTGCGAAGCGTCGGTCGTCAAGATGATCGTCTACAACCTCGCGCAGAACGCGGTGGTGTACGGGCCGATCAACGTCGACACCGCCAACGGCGGCGACGAGGCGCGTGTCGTCGTCACCAACGGGCGCGCGGTCATCTTCTACCAGTCGGTTTTTGCAATCGCGACGATCCGCGCCATCTCGTTCACCATCTCCTCGTGGGCCTTCTCCGCGTCGGCAGCCCTCGTCGTCGACTGCGGCTTCCGAGGCATGTTCGACGCGTGCGCGATGGACAGCGGCACCAACGCCGTGCTGGCCTACATCACCAACAGCGGCGCGAACGCGGGCAACCTCAAGGTGTGCCTCGTGTCGACGACTCCGGCAGTCACCGCCACGGGCACCTACGCGGCGACAACGGGCGCCTTCGGCTTCACGCAGGGACGCGGAGTCGCCGTACAGGCCACGTCGGGCGAGCAAATCTGGGTTGCGAACGCATTCGACGACGGAGCCACGACGCGCGTCATCGGCCGCGGACTCAACACGACGACGCTGGCGACGACGACGGTTGACGCCGTGGCATGGTCCGAGGTCGCGACGCAGTACTACCGGCTCGGCATCGCGCGCGAGACGAGCACCCAGTGTGTCATCACCGGTTCGCTCTTCAACGGTCCCACGGGGTACTACTCGACGCGCTTCTCCACGTCGGGACCGTCGGGCCTCTACGTGTCGATGCTGGGCTACGGCATCGCCTCCAAGCCGGTGATGTTCGACTCGCGCATCTGCGCGAACGTCGTGCAGACGACACTTGCCAGCGGCGTCACTCAGACGACCTATCTGACCGTCGATGTGCTCGACGGATACGCGGCGACGCTGGCAGCCTACCGGCCTCCCCGCCCCATCGCGACGATCGCCCCGCGCATCGTGACCGGCCTGCAATCCGCGCTCTACGTGACGAGCTCGGCGGCGCAAGTATCCTCGACGCGCTTCCTCGTCGTCGGCAGCGTGGAGCGCACCGCCAGCGGTGGCACGGGCATCGACCTCATCGACATTCAAGCGCCGTACAACGCGAACCAGACCGCGCAGATCGGCGATGCGGTCTACATCTCCGGAGGGACTCCGCAGGAGGCCGACGGCTCGAGCGCCGTGGAGATGGGCTTCCTCCACGACCCGTGCACCGGCAGCGTCACGCCGACCGCAGGCGCAGGCATCGCGGCGGGAACCTACTACTACGCGTATGTCTACGAGTACCGAGACGACAAGGGCCAGCGCAGTCAGAGCGCACCGATGTACCTCGGCTCGGCGACGACCGCGGCCGGCAACCTCCAGGTCACCGCGACGCTGGGATGCCTCCACGCGACGCAGCGGCAGAACACCTCTCGCGCGCGCGTCGTCGCGGTCGCGCTGTACCGCACCACCATCGGCGCAGGCGCATCGGGCGTCTACTACCGCGTCTGGACCGGCGCGGTCCCTACGCTCGCGCAGAGCCAGGTGCAGTCTGCAACCATCGCCTACGTCGACTCGGCGTC